GAAAGTGCTGTTAACCGGTCATATTCGGCCAGGGCGACTGCAACGCAATCATCCACCGGCTTCTCAGGCTCGAACAGCCCGGCTGACACGCCGGCCTCGATAGCGGAGCCGCGATGGGCGGAGGCACCAACCGGCAGGCGGCGTTTGAGCAGATAGGACATCGCCCAGGCAGCGGGCTGCGCTGCGTAGGTGTTGAGGCTGCTGGCGGATAGGTGGCCAATCCCATGGGTGGCGAAGGGATCAGTCATTGGCTTTGTATTCTCCCACACTCAAGATATAGCCCGGCTTCGCGCCATAGGCTTTGCACAAATCCAGCTTCACAATCTGGCTATCATCGGTCCAGAGAACGCCGTTGGCGGCGTCCAGCACCAGTTTACAGATATTGTCCAAATCGGGCTTCCCGGTTGGCGAGATTAGCCCGGCCAGGGCGTTGGCCTGTTTTGCCTTCGACCACGATTCCGGGATAGGCATGATGGCGAAAATCGAAACGTCCAATGGACCGATTTTCGGGGTCACGCTTAGGGTTAAAAAATAGTCGATTATTTTCCCCTCTGCCTCCCGCGTCTTGGCTGGCGTATAAGCCCGGCCCCGCCGCGTGATGCGCGGGCGGCCCTTGGCCACTGGCACGAAAGGTATGGCGATAGTCAATTTCAAGGGAATCCCCCGCAAAGCGAACGAAGGGAGAAGAAAGCCCGGCGGGGGAATGATGCCAGCACGGCACCAATTGACCGGCAGCCTGTCGCTGGCTCGCTAGTAAAGCGCCAGGCTGCCGGGCGCGCGGCGTGTGGGAGGCTAATCACCGCGCGCAGCCCTGTTAGGCAGATGTCCGTTTAGAAATCCCGTGCAGACATGTGCCCAGATCTGTCCGTAATTATAATCATCGCTTTGGCACATTTCCATAATGGCCGCGACTTGTGTGAGTGGTGGTGCGGTACCAGCGTTCCGATACGTTAGCCATATTAACCACCGGCCAGCGGTGGGGACGGATACGCCGCAGCGTTCCGCCAGGTCTTTCAGGGTAAAGCCGTTGCTGCGTAGCAGGCGGCGATAAGGGATATGGTCCAACATACTGACTACATGACATGCCAAAAAAATCGTGTCAAGCGTATTTTTTCACTTGACGGCTTATTTAATCCATGAATATCGTTCGACAGGCAATCAAGCCTGGAGGGGAACTATCATGGATTACTTGAAAAATCGCAGCGCGTCGTGGTGGATGCTGCGCGTTTTAGAAGGCATCGGCTTCGCGGCCTGCCTGCTGCTGATTATCGTGCTGATCACGTTGATTGGGTGACGCGATGCAGCGTCCACAGAAAACCACTTTGGAAGAACTGCGCGCCAGATTGGCGTTGGCGGAAGACGAGGTGATCCGCATTCAGTATGCGGATGATTTCTGCTTCAGCAACGGGTCGTATGATCGCGCAGTCAGGATACGGGATGAGTTCAAATACGCGGTGGAAGAAGCGGAGCAAGATGCCCGGCTTCTGGCTGCCGGAATTGCAACTGCAAGCGGGGAGCCAGGGGTATGAATAAGATCGAAATCTTGAAGATGGCTTTTGAAAAGGCAGAGAACGCCCAGGAAGCTATGAGTGTGGCGCGGCAGATGGCGGCGTTCCTTAATGAAGGCGAGCCAATCAAAACCGCCAAATTGATTTTGGAACCGTTGCCACGCGAGGAACGGATAAAACGCCGTGTCTGGACCGAGAACGATATTGAAACGCTGATTAAATTCGTGCGGCAAGGTAAAAGTCTTCCAGAAATCGCGATATTGATGAAGCGCAGCCATAAATCAGTTCACATGGCGATTTATAAGCTAAGTTCTGGTCGCCCGATCGGAAAGCCAAAAGCCGCATGACCCGCGCCGTAAAGGTCAACATCCTAAAGACAGATAACAACCCAAAGCGGGCTGATCTGTTTGTGGAGATAGACGACATATCATCGCCAGTGTGGAAGCCCATCGCCGCCTTCGCCAGCTTGAAGGCGGCGGCACGGTGGCTGGAGGATGAAGGGTTTAAGTACGTTCATGGCAGTAATGGAATCTGGATCAATGACACCGCAGCAAAGAGAAAGAATGGTGCGCCTGACGCGGGTGTTCCATCTAGCAAAGGAAGCCCTGGAAGCCAGGGCGGTGAGAGTGAACAACAACAGGCCTGTGGAGTTCGACGCATTGCGGGAAAACTGGGACGTTTGGGTGCGACTCTCCGTCCCGGAAACCGCCATGTGGCGGGCGATACGGGAAGTGGAGAACCAAATCAGGGAAACGTGGGGAGATGAATAATCAGCCTGATTTATTTGAATATCAGACCGAACAAGAAGCCCGCCTGCCACCAGTTCGCCATGGGCCAGGCCGTGCGGTGAATCCAGAGGTGCGGCGGCAGAGGGACGAATGGATTGCCGCTGCCCTGCAACGCGGCGAAACCTTGGCGCAGATCGCCAAGGTCGCCGGCGTCTCAACAGACACGGTGAAACGGTGGAGAGATAAAACCCATTTCTCCAACAAGTTTGAAAACCGATTTGATAAGGAACGAAAGTGCCTGTCCTGCCAAACCATGTTTTGGTCTGAGGGGCCACACAATCGCATGTGCGTAAACTGCCGGTTTAACCGGAGTTCAAATCCCTACGAGCCTGGGGCGCATGGCAACTCTGGTAAGCAGCGCAGCAGGCTATAAAAAAAAGACCCGGCACGGGGCCGGGTCAGTTTGGAAAGGAGGGAGAAAACGTCACATGCTGCCTGTCGCCAGGCGTTGCTGTTATATCATTTCTTTTTGGATTTGCCAGCCTCTGCCATGCCAATGGCCTTGGCCTGCTTTTCGGATTTAACCACAGGCCCTTTCTTGGACCCGCTGCGCAGTTTACCGGCTTTGTATTCGCCCATGACTTTGCCCATTTTACCGTACATCGTCTTGCATTTCCTTTGCTTTGGCTTCGACTTCATTTACGCGGCGAAGCCATCCGCGCCCGAAAACAGGGAAGGTCTTCAGCGATTTATAAAATCGCCGCCGTTCCTCTGAATACTGGCGGATTAGAGATAGTGTGTCCTGTTCCGCAACCGCCGCCAGAGTTTTTTTACCAATGCTTTTGTCGATTTGACTGCCGACAATTTCCTGAAGCATCCTGCCAGCGCGACTAACGCCTGCATTAACGGCCATATCAAACACAGATAAATCAAGGCCATCAGGTAACCCATCGCCAGCAACGCGGTCCCAGTAATGGCGACGATAAATTGTTTCAACGTGTTCATCTGGTATGTTCCTCAATTCATCTTTGGTTGCCGGTCTTCCTAGGAAATTACTGTAGGTGGTGAGCGTTATGCCTTTCATAGTGGCGCCGCCCGGATCGTCCTTATGGTCAGACCATCCACCTTCATGGTGAAGCACCACTTCCAGGCAAGCAGAGAAATTACCCTTCATCGGCGCCGCATTGCCTCCACCACGGCGGGGGCTATCTTCTCTGCCGAACGCCCAATGACGTAGCCACCAAGACCGATTTCCACGATAGACCACAACTTTAGCGCCTCTGCTTCCGAAATACCTGGCGCGCTATAGCCCATCCACCGGGCCACAATCATCCCGGTAAGCGTCAACATTACAATTGGACGCCATGTGGCGGTAAGCCAATGTTCAGACTGGGCTTCAGTTTTCACCACATCAGCGGCGGCCTGTTCAATCTGGGCACTGCGCTGCATCAGCATCATTTGCGCTTCGGCTTCGGCTTTAGCCTGCCCTTCTGAATCTGGGATAACCTTTTTGATAATGTCTCCCAGGATGGGGGCCAAAACAGGCAGTAGGGCGGCAATCATTCGTCTTCCACCTCCTCAGATTTAATCCACATTTCCGAATAAGCCTGATCCGAAAGACCCCGCAGTACCGCATGGGAGTAGGGAACAGCCCCGTATTTATACCCGGCTGGCGTTTCCCAAACCACCATGATCGCCACCGCGCCATCTGCCAGGGCGGTGGAGATCATCTGCTGGGCGGCCTCGGCAAAACCAACCTCATGGTGTTCGCCAGGCTCGTCCGAATCGACAACCTTTATACGGCGCATTTCTACCCCCGTCCGGCTTTCTTCCGTACACGGCCACAGATTAGCTGCCCCCGGAACCAAGCGGCCCCGTCTGAAACCTCGCAGATTTCAGGCGGCATCATGACGCCATCCTTCCAAGATAGCACGACAAAGCCTTGGTTCTGGTGGCCAGGGATGCCCATGCGGTAGTTGAACTGCGGCCATGTTGGATCGCCTAGCATCCCACACTGAACGCCCCAGATACGCTTAGACCAGTGATTAAGGGGCCGCACATCCAGGGCATGGGTGTCACCACTGATAATGGTGCGCCCAGACTTCATGGCGTTGTTATACCCAGCATGGATGCCACCGTGGTAACGGTGAACCATGGACACATCGCCAACGTCTAGCCGGTAACACATGGGCCAGTCCGGGAACTGGTCTTGCAGGGTAAAAGCGCCCATGCCCTCAAAGGCAGCGGCGTTGGCGCTTAGAAACTTATCATAGCGATCATCGTGGTTGCCCCGCACCCAATAACACTCAGGATCACCAGCGGCTTCACGGATGTCCCGTAAATGGGTTTGGGCGGCGGCCAATTCTTCCTTAACTGTGGGTTTCTTTACATTAGACCACATCAACGGCGGATGGCGAGAAATGGAACCCATGTCCACCGCATCACCAAGGCAGAATAAAAAACCCGGCTTAATATGCCGGGCTACATGCAACAGGGCTTCATGGGATACGGAACGGGCTTGCGTTAATGATCGCCAGTGGCAATCAGAGAAGCAGATGGCGGTGCCATCCTGTATCGGCTCCAACTCCAGTATCAATTCTGAGTTGTGGCCTTTGTTTTCTGAATATGGGATCGCCAAAGGTTCCCGGCCAACACTGCGCGGTGTGAACCGCACATCTGGCATATTCAATAATTGAAGCGCCCGGTTATAGCGGCGCCGGAAGGTTTGATACGGGATGCCAAGCGCAATAGCGGCTTTGAAGATAGACCCATGAAGCGCGACGGCTTCATGGGCTTCTAGGAATACCTTTTTGTTGTGTGGTGTCATTTATTGGAGCAATCCCCGCAGGCGTTCCCGTGTTTGCTCATTCAGCATACGCTGCATGGCGGCTTGCCCAAGTTCTTCGGCTTGTGGTTGCGCCTGGATTGCACCAATTGCTGCACCACGCCCTGGAGTGGTGCCAAGTAAGCCTTGGGAGATGTTGCTGGCGGTTGGGCCAGCGACGCCCATGCGAGTAGTCCAAGGCGCGCCGTAATATAGTGATTGGGCAACACGCGGGATCATTTGAGAAGCCGCTAATGCACCAGCGCCAGTTAATGCCGATTCAACGCTACCACCCATGCCAGCGCCCAAAGCACCGCCAGCCGCGCCACCTTGCAACAAATTCATCATCTGAGTTCGCGCAGCGGTTTGGCTGTTTGATAAGGGAGAAGTTAACAAAGCGCCAGCACGGGCAAGTGGCGCAAGATCGGGGCGTTCCGCAGCCATGGCGCGGGCGCCCTGAGACTGAAGCAATGCACCACGCAAAGAACTTGGTGCAATGTTATCACCAGCAACGGCGCGCATTGGGCCAGTACCCATCGCCTGTTCAATAGTCATCAAATTTGCGTACTGAAGCCTTGCTTCATTCAACTTAGTCAAATCTTCTGGATTTTTGACGCCAGCAGATAATGCTTCGCGCAAAGCCGCACGGATTCCCCCAAGGTGATATTTAAGATCGCCATTTTCTGCACGGCTAATCTGCCTACCAATCGCACTATCTAATTCACGCCAAGCAGAGCCAGGCATAATGCCATTTTCTGACTTATTCAGAATTTCACTAATTCTATTCCGGACAATCTTGGCTACATCTTCTGTAGCATTTGCGCGTGCATTTGTTTCCAAATCCATCAAGCGAGCAAAACCACCAGCATTAAAATCTGCCTGATTGCGGCCAGCAATATCGCCAATGGCTTGGCCTAATTTACGTTCTTGATTTAGAAGAACATCAGCCGCAGCTTTATTTTGATCCTGAACACCAGCACGCCTCAAAACAGCACGATTGAATGCGTTCTGTATTTCTTCGTTTATCTGTTGTTCCCTACTGGTGGTGCTTGGAATATCACGGAATGCTTGTTCAGTACGCATTCTCAATTGGCTACCAGTGATGTCAGATGGACGAATAGGAACGCCTTCTGCCATCAATGTTTCTACACGGCCAGCTATGCCAGGATTAGGGTTAATGTCAGCCGCAGTAATCGGTGCAAACGCTGTCCTAGCAACCCCACGCTGCAAAGCGCCATAACCAACACCACCCGCGATCTCGCCAGCAAGGCGCGCACCAGTCTGGGCTAATTCACCACCACCAAGGCCAGCCATCCCGCGTGCTGCGGCTTCGCCAGCGGCGCCACCAGCAGCGCCAGTGGCCATGCCGCTAATCAAGGCGCCAGGACCAGCGGGAAGCATTGCGATACCACTACCAGCACCACGCGCTGCGGATGTGATGTATGGTTCCGCCGCAGTACGCGGCGGCGGCATCTGTTCTGGATTTACGCCAGTGACTAGCTGAATGGCGGCGGGCGCTACTTCCCGAACACGGCGGCTAACAAGGCCACCAGTAAAATCAGGAATGCTTTGCGTGACACCCTGCAAAAACGCTGCCCCGGCCCTGGCGAGCAAAGATGATTCACTCGCCCGCATTGCATCAGCGGCGCGCTGCATGGCGACATCTTGCGGAGTACCAGCCGGAATTGGCCCCATGTAAGAGCCATCCGGCATTTGGATGTAATATGGTTCAGCCATTTACAGTACTCCAATCAGCGAGAACGGGGCGGCTGGAAGGGAATAATAGTAGAGCCAGGCGGTGGCGCAGATGGGCCACCGGGTTGGGTTCTGACTACGGAACTAGCGGCCAATTCACGGGCGCGGCGTAGTTCTTCCTGCCAATCCATCGGGCGATAAATTGCCCGAACTTCTTCCGGAATATTGGCGCGACCTTGAAGTGGTCCAACAATGTCATTGTATTCTTTGACGGCCCGTTCTGCCAAATCAGCATTCAAGCGAGCAATACGGCGAATTGTTTGCTCATTGAATGTAATGTTGCCAGCAGACGCTTCACGCAAGAAAATAATATCGCGATCAGAAGTTGGCCCTTTGAGTAGTTGAGAAGCAGACAACGCCTGACCAGCCAATTCAGCGCCAAGCATCTGTGTGTTAGCAGCAGCATCAGGTGGAATAATGCCAGCCGTAGTAAGCGCATTCGCAAGTGAACTAAAGAAATTAGCGCCAGTACCAGTAATTGCGCCACTATTCAGCAACTGGTTCACTCGTTCAGCACGAAGTGCCAATGTAGGGGCAATCCTTGCGGCTTGGCGGGCTTCCGTCAAATCCTTGACGGCTTGCTGCCCAAGTTCGCCAGTAAATGTACGTTCCGTATTCACATTTACATTTGTTCCGCTACCTCGCAACCGCTGACCAAGCATTTCCAGTTCTTGATTCTGAATCGCCGTGCGATTGGCTTCAGGAATATCAGACAGTTCCCGCCAACGAGCATAGAACCGCTCATTTTCACCCGGACGCTGCGGTGCTGTCACCAATGGGCGCAAAGTAATCGGATCATAAGCTGTGCCATCAATCACTAATGGCGCCGGCGCTTGGCGCATCATCGCCTGAATGATTGTTTGATTTGCCGGGCCTGGCCGCAACAAGTTAGTAATCATGTCAAATTCTTGCATACTAATTGGGGGGCGCCGTTGAGAAGGCATACCACCAGCCACAGAAGCTTGCGCTACTACAGGCTGACCCCCTTGCTGTGGCGCAGCAGCATATGCGCGCATAAAGGATTCACGCACATCACCAACAGTACGGCCTTCCAATTGCTGTCTATTAGCGGCCATAGCACGGGGACCAACTATATCTGCAATCGGCGTTTCTGGCGCAGCCTGAAGAATACGCGCAGCAACAGGGCCATCAAACTGATGCGCTAAACCAAGCGTTGCGTCAGTCACAGGAAGGCCAGCATTCTGCAAAACTGCTGCGTTTCGCCGGGCATACCACTGTGTCGCAAGACCGCTAATTTCTGGCGATGTGCGTTCACGCAAGATTTGTTCGCGACTCATATTCGGGAATAGGTTTGGATTTGCCGCAGCAAAATCCAAGAATGTCTCTTCAGTAAACTGGTTTGGGCCAAGCGCAGAAGATGTGGTGCTACGCGCATCAGGACGTCCCCCACTTTCAAGACGCGTATTGATAGCCAAACCAGCAGGGCTAAAGCCCATTTGGCCAGCTTGCCCAACCTGCCCAGCGATTTGAGCCTGCGACGCAGTGAGAGTAGGCGCAGCGCCAGCCTGCCCCCCAAACAATTGCTGGCGCAATTGTTGGTTTGCTTGCCTATACCGTTCTTGTTGTCCTTGTTCGCCAATCATTTGAACAATTGGAGCCACACTAGCAAAACCTTGGGCCGGACGCCCTCCCAATGAAGCAAAAGCATCCTGAAGCGCAGCCAAACCAAGAATGGTGCGCTGTTCAGGAAGAAGCGTATTAAATCCCCCTTGTGAACTTTGACGCGGCACAGGTGGCCCAACATCAAAAGGCTGTTGCGGGATCGGTTCGCCGCCTGGGTAATATTCAGAGGGAATACCTTGCCCCCCACCAAACAGCCGCTCAAGAAATCCAACCATCGTCAAACCCCCAACAAAGAAGGAACCTGCAACGCCGTGCGGCGCGGGATATTGATCGCCATGGGGCGCATAGGCGGCATGGTGACAGGCGGAAGTTGCTGCAACGGCGCAAACTGCATTTGCGGTTCTTGCTGGGCAGCCGCCGGGCGAGTTGGAGTGCGGCCAGCAGAAGTATCAAACGCATTCATAAGCGCGTTAGCGGCGGTGCCTTGGCGACCGCCAAACTGCATGGCAGCGTCAGCCAAGTAGCCAAGACCAAGTTGCCGGCGCTGTTCTGGTGTAAACCGGGCGAATGGATCAGGACGCGGGGCTTGTGGCGGATTGGTAGCAGCACCAGCCGCCGCGCCTTCAGCATAATATTCAGGACCAGCCGGCGGCATTTGCGGGTTTCCACCAAACCCAAGCAACCCGCCAAGCCTACTAAAGAAGTCTCCAAATTGCCCAAACATTGGCTATACTCCTACGGGATCAACCGATAGCCGGTGTAGGCTGACAATCCGGCCCCACCCAACCGGCTAATCACATCCATCGGCCCCAGCGTCTGGCGCTGTGTTTGCGTCTGCGTAATAGGATTCGGGAAGAACCCAAGCGCCTGCTGCAAGATTTGCAACTGGCGTTCTGGATAACCAAACTCTTCAGCGCGCCGCGCCTCTTCATTGGCCCGAATGGCATCTTGGGCGTTAAAGGACGCTTGTTGCGCGCCAATTACACCTTGCGTCCCCGCTAATGCCAAATTGCCCAGTTGCTGGCCTTGCGCCAATGCCGCGCCAGAAGTTGCCTGCGCCATGGCGGCGCGTTGTGCCGCTTCCTGCAATCCAGCTTGTGCTTGTGCCTTTTGGAAATCGCCAAGCAAACTAGCGCGCGCCAATTCAGACTGAGCGCCAGCCACACCAAGTTGGCCAATGCCCGTGCCACGCGCCAATTCAGATTGCGCGGCACCAAGTCCAAGTTGCCCAATCTGCCCAGCACCAGAAAACAAACCAGCTTGCTGAGCTTGCGTTAAAGCACCGAGTTGCTGGGCCGCAGCCAACCGTTGCTGGGCGCCCTGCAAACCATATCCAACATCTTGCGCCGCCATACGCCCCGCAGTTTCAAACCCACCGGCGCGCAATTGAGCCGCTGTCCGTGCTGCTTGCTCCAAGGCGGCTCGGTTAGTCTCCGCTTCAGCCACCGCTTGGCGGGAACCACCATACGCTTTGGCTCTGGTAGCCTGCGCCGCTCCCTGCTGGACCGCCAATTGCCGGGAACGCTCAATATCCCCAAGCGCAGTTTGGACAACCTGAGATTCATACGGATTGGTGTAAGCCCCCATCCCACCCGCAATGGTGCCAGGCTGGTATCCAGCACCTTGGCGGGCATACATTTGGGCTTCAGCGTATTGTTGCGGGTTAATGCCAGCCCGCGTTAACTGCTGCGCCTCTGTGGTGGATGGAACCGCAGAAGTGCCGCGTATGATACCCTGCCCCTCTGTAACAGCAGGCATAGCACTGGCGCCCTGGGCAATAGCCTGGGCATCCCCAAACATCGGACGATAAAAAGCAGCATTAGCAGCGCTAAAATCAGGCATCGCCGTTCGTGTAACGCCACGGGCTTCAGTCAAATATCCCGGCAAAAGATCGCCAGCTTGCCAAATGTTGGAAATAGCTTGCCGCTGCCCTGGCGCAATTTCGCTAATAATTGGCTGGTATTCTCGACCAGCCACCGTTTTCGCCATATCATAAACTTCAAGGGCGCGTTCCTTGAACTCAGGATCAACGCTTTGAACAGACGTTGTGCTAGTCTTGCCGCCGCCCTTACTCATGGCGAAATCTCCTTAGACACTGTGGTCATTATACCTGTGAAACCATAGCTTTTCAAAGCACGAACCCATCCAGCACGCCCACATCCTGTCAATTTAGTGCATCCATAATGACGCCCAAAAGCATCCAATGATGGAATCATATCCAAAATCTGATCCAATACGCCACCAACAAGCCAGGCATGAAGAATGGAGAATTTGGGATAGGTTATTATCTCGGTAACAATGGCGCCTCTGGGGGCTGGCCAAAACTGGTATGCGCCGGTAGTAATGCCTTGTTTTACGTCAGAAAGATCATGGGTATTACCAGCGTAATCCAAGGCATCCTGCAACCACTTAGAACACCGCTCAAATTCTGCATCCAACTGGTTCATAATGACGTAGCGGATACCACGCCAGAATTATCAACTTCTATGCTCCACCGCGCCCCATCTGGTGACTTTAAGATCAATCGGCCTGGCGAAATCTCTACATCCCGATTCCGCTTATGATTTTGGTCGTTTGCCTGCTGAACCATGGCCCGCATAGTCTGGTCATCTTGTTGTGAATAAACAGGCGGAGCCGGGGGCAATCTCATCTCATACCCCCAGCAACACCTTCAAGTCGGAAGTTGCCTACCCGCCAATCCGCCAACTGCGCGCCAGTAACTTTGAAGCTAACCTGGCGCCCACTGAACCGAACGGAAGTATACTGAGAACTAATTGTATATGGCCCGAAAGTGCTTTCGGTTCCTTCGGGCGCAAACCTTGTTTTGAATGAAACAGAAACCTGCCCTTGCGTTTTTTCATCCGGCAACAACTGGCGCGCAACAATTATTCTATCGCCATTCCCTAATTCAAGCGGGCCTGTTTCGGCGTATGGCGTAGCGCCATCGTAATTATAACCAACTTCATGGTCATAAACGTAGCCAGAAGCATCAAACATCACTGGATAGTCAAATACGCCAGCGCCAACACCGGTTGTTCTAGCGAGCGTCCCAACAGTCCATGTGTTTTCTTTATAGTTCCAAGTTACATACCTGTCGCATTCTGAAGATGCGCTAGAAGGATAAAACCAAGTAACCTCAAAAAACTCTACATTCAGAATGGAGTTTACCTTTGCCTGCTGACCATAGTTAAAGTCAGAAAACACATAATCTGAAACATCACACGAAAGAGCCTTAACAGACCCATCAAACAAAAAGAATGATCCTTCAGACATCCAGGCAGCGCCAATATCCAAACTAACAGATGCCTGCGCGCTAATAACACCACACCCATAACCAACCCGCTCAAACCCATAGACATATGGCGGCCCTTGGTATGATGCCATATGAGCATCTACAGTTGTCAGCAACAACGTACCGTATCTGGTGCGTTCGCCGCACAACAACTTACCTGAAGTGGCTAGTTCAAAATCACCCGCCTGGTTTGTGGCTGCTGGCGACCAAGTGGTGTTATCCTCTTGGTCAGACCACTGAACTTTGCGAGGGTTTCCGCCAGCGCCAAGCGCAAACAGAAACCGTTCAGCCGTTACAATAATAGATGAATTGCCAGTAGGCGCATTTGTTATAAGCGCAGCCCTATTGGCTGAATTTAACTGCCACTCATAAATCTTGCCTTCATCACTACGGCAAGCAACCAAATACTCCCCCCAGTTATCTAGCGCCCAAGTTGAAGCAGCGATAACACCAGTGGCGGATGTCTGGGGCCTTGGTGTGCCATACGTCCCAAAACCATAAACCCAAGTGCCATAACCAACCTGGGCTGTGCTATCGACATACCCAATGGTGATTTCATAGGCAAAATCAGCAGAACCACCATTTGAAACTGTGGCCGTGGCGTTTGAAGAATGGGTAACAGAATAAGAATTATTATTTATTTTTGTGGCGGTATATTCGCCAGAAAGCGTAATCCCGCTGGCGCCAATGGCTGTGCCATTAGTAAATTTTACTGTGTCGCCAGTATTTACGCCATGCGCTGTATCAGCAACCGTAACAACAGCAGAGCCATTGGTTGTGCTGAAGGCATTAGAAAGGCTTCCGGTTTCACGAAATGGTGTAATATTTATCGGAGCAACTGAAGCCTCAATTGCATATAACTTTTTGGCACCGCCAGCACTTAGCCAAGCCTTTGCATTATTAGCCCGCCAAGTATGGCTTCCCCGCATAACACCATTAACTTGAATATTGGCGTATGATCCACCACCAGTTGGGTATTGGCGTTTATTCCAACCCTTGATTGGCCTTAGTGTGCCTTCATACCACCGCACAAGATTAGCGTCATACCACCTACCGGCAGACTGGTACTGAGTGCCATTTTTATACAAACCAGGCGGAAGTTTAAGGGGCATGTACATATATTACCCCCTAACACGCTTAAAAAATGCCTGCACGGTTTTGGTTTCATAAATCCTAATGGCCGTCCAAATTATCGTAAAAATGGCAGCTATAGATGGCAAAACCTGCATAAGGGTACCAACAACAGTTGTTAGTGAAAGAATATCACCAACTGTTTTGGCACTATTTGAGTAAGGTTCAGCCATGGCACAAAACCCTTAAAAGCTAGTTAGTGATCTCTACCCAATTACCAGAATTTTCGTCCCAACGGTAGAATTTACCATCATTCGGATAAGGAATAGGGGCTTCCCAGCGGCAGGTTTCCTCATTCAAAACCCATGAAGGAAACGGCTGCGGTGGGATAAAAGCATCTCTACCAGCATCGTAACTAAAGCCAATCCCGGCATAATTTTTACGGATGCTGGCGTTATAGCTGGTTTGAACCCAATTAGTGCCTGGGAACAAAGTCTGACAGAAGGCAATTCCCTTTGCCTCAGATTCAACGCCATTATCCAGCAGTTCGTTATTGTGGATAACAATAACCTGTAGGACGATATTGTTTTCATCTAATTGCGCGAAATGTGCCATTTTTGCCTCAGAATGTGATCGAACCGGAGCCGGTCCACTTATAAACCCGATACCCCCCAGACACCGTTATATCAGGGGAACCAGTTGTTGTTCTGGCGGCTGGATAGGTGTCAGCATAACGGATAACGACGATACCAGAGCCGCCAGCGCCACTTACGTTACCCCCGCCCCCGCCCCCGCCACCCGTATTAGCAGTTCCAGATGTATTTTTTGAACCACCACCGCCTGTGCCGCCAGTTCCCCCGGTATTGCCGCTCCCACCACCACCGCCAGCATAATAAGTAGAAACACCAGTTATTGAACTGGTGGCGCCAACACCCCCATTACCAGCTACGCTTCCACTTGCATTACCCCCAACTGCACCAGCGCTCCGCCCACCCCCACACCCATGC